TATAAATGATTTATTTCTTGCTGGTTATACGCAGGAAAAAATTGTACAGATGATTGATGAATATACCGTAACTGGTTTAGAAGCGAAAGCGAGATATGCTGTATGGAAGAAAGTTTAAATATCCCTGTTCTCGAAAATGAAGAAATGTGGGCACAAAGAGTTATTGATGAAGGAACTAAAATGAAAGTAGAATTAATCTCGTATTCGCAACCAGCTGAATACTTTGCTGAAAACATGACAGAACTTGTAGCATTCTGTGCACGTGTGAGTAATCCAAGTAATCAAAGCAACAAAGAAACTAGTGAGAAACTAATCAAGTATCTAATTAAAAATCAGCATTGGTCTCCACTAGAAATGGTAAATGTTTGTTTAGAAATAACAACAACACGTGACATTGCAAGACAGATGCTACGTCATCGTAGTTTTTCTTTCCAAGAGTTTAGTCAAAGGTATGCTGATCCAACGAAGGATCTTAATTTTGTTATTCGTGAAGCACGTTTACAAGATGATAAGAATAGACAGAACTCTATTGAAATTGATTTTAAGAACGATGAGCATCGTCAAATTGCTTACCAGTGGGAAAATCTTCAGCGTGATTTAATCCAAAGAAGTACTGATGTATATGCTTGGGCTGTTTCTAAGGGTATCGCTAAAGAACAAGCAAGAGCTGTTCTTCCAGAAGGACTCACCGAATCTAAACTTTATATGAATGGAACCTTAAGATCCTGGATTCACTATATACAGTTACGCTCATCAAACGGAACACAAAAAGAACACACACTCATCGCCAAAGCATGTGCTGAGGTAATTGCGAAAGTATTCCCCCTGTCTAAAGAGTTCGTACAATAAAAATAATATTTGGAGTGTTAAATGCAAGGCACCATTAATGGGTTGGTAGTAGATTATAGCAGAGATAGTTTGTTTGATTCACTTGGTGTAAAAAGACTGCGTGAATCATATATGAAAGAAGAAGAGCAATCCCCACAAGAAAGATTTGCGTATGTATCGAATACTTTTAGTAGTAATCGTGAGCATGCTCAGCGCTTGTACGACTATTCGTCCAGGCATTGGTTGTCATATTCAACACCAATTCTATCCTTTGGGAGAAGTAAAAGGGGTATGCCTATCTCTTGTTTTTTAAATTATATTGAAGATACAGCGGAGGGACTAGTTGACAATCTTAGTGAAACTAATTGGCTTAGTATGCTTGGTGGCGGTGTTGGTATTGGTTTTGGTATTCGTTCGGCAGATGATAAATCTACTGGTGTCATGCCTCACCTCAAAATTTACGATGCCAGTTCTTTGGCATATCGCCAAGGTCGTACTCGTCGTGGCAGCTATGCTGCTTATCTCGACATTAGCCATCCAGATATTATCCCTTTCTTAGAAATGCGCAAGCCAACTGGAGACCAAAATCTCCGTTGTCTTAATCTGCATCATGCGATAAACATTCCCGATTCATTTATGCAAATTATTGAGAAATGTATGCTTGATCCAGAAGCAGATGATTCCTGGGAATTAAAAGATCCACACAGCGGAGAGATTCGTGAAGTTGTTTCTGCTCGTGCTTTGTGGCAACAAATTCTAGAACTACGTATGGTGACAGGTGAACCCTACATTCACTTCATCGATACAAGCAATCGTCATCTACCACAATGGTTAAAAGATAAAGGTTTAAAAGTTCACCAATCAAACCTTTGTTCAGAAATTATTTTACCAACTAATGAAGAAAGAACAGCTGTTTGCTGTTTGTCGTCGCTAAACTTGGAGTATTATGATGAATGGAAAAACGAACCTTTATTCTTACGTGATGTTGCTGAGATGTTGGATAATGTCTTGCAGTTTTTTATTGACAATGCTCCTGACGCCATTAGTCGTGCCAGATATAGTGCTAAACAAGAACGAAGCATTGGTATTGGTGCTTTGGGGTGGCATGCATATCTTCAGCGCAATAATTTTCCTTGGGAATCGGCGATGGCTGTCGGAAGAAACAAACAAATTTTTAAACACATCAGAGAGGGATTAGATCGTGCTAATAAAGAATTGGGAACTGAGCGAGGCGAAGCGCCTGATGCAGTGGGTACTGGGAATCGCTTTAGTCATCTTATGGCTATTGCTCCCAATGCTTCTTCTTCCATTCTTATGGGCAACACTAGTCCTTCTATTGAACCTTATCGTGCCAATGCTTATCGGCAGGATACTCTTTCGGGTTCTTCGTTGAACAAAAACAAATATCTTGACAAAATTATTAAGGAGAAGTGTGATGCAGACAGTAAGCTGGACTATAACGAAGTCTGGTCAAGTATTATCGCCAACGATGGAAGTGTTCAACATCTCGAGTTCCTTACAGAATGGGAGAAAGATGTTTTCAAAACTTCAATGGAACTCGATCAGCGATGGCTTGTACAGCATGCAGCAGACAGGCAAGAATATATTGATCAAGCACAATCACTTAACTTATTCTTTAGACCAGATTCCCACATCAAATATGTACACGCAGTACACTTCCAAGCATGGAAAGAGGGTCTCAAAACACTTTACTATTGCCGAAGTGAGAAAATTGGCAAAGCTGATAAAGTTGCAAAGAAAATTGAACGAGAAGTAATTCAAGAGATTGATTTAAAATCTCTCGCTGAGGGAAATGATTGTCTTGCATGTGAGGGATAAATGCATTACAAAAGCATATTCGTTAGTGATGTGCATTTAGGTACAAAAGACTGCAAAGCAGACTTACTAAATAATTTTCTAAAACATAACACCTGTGAGACATTATATCTCATAGGTGACATTATTGATGCTTGGAAAATACAACGCAATAAGTGGAGATGGAAACAGAGCCATACAAATGTGGTTCGTAGAGTTCTTGGTTATGCTAAACGTGGTGTTCGTGTAGTCTATGTTAGTGGTAATCATGATGAGTTTTTAAGACCAATGATACCTTATGGTTTGTCTTTTGGTAAGATAGAATTGTGCAATCAATGTGAACATAATGGCATTGATGGGAAACGATATCTTGTTGTTCATGGAGATTTATTTGATGGTATCACTAGACTAGCGCCATGGATTAGTTTTCTAGGAGATAAGGCATACGACTTTGTTCTTAATCTCAATAGTAAATATAACTGGATTCGGCATCGTATGGGGTTTGGTTATTTTAGTCTTAGTAAGTTTCTTAAGCATAAAGTTAAAAAAGCAGTAGATTTTATTTTTCAATTCGAAAAAAATCTTGCTGTATATTGTAAGAAAAAAGGTTATGATGGTGTTATATGCGGACATATACACAATGCCGAGATAAAAGAAATTGAAGGAGTAATGTATATGAATGATGGTGATTGGGTTGAATCATGTACAGCATTAGTAGAGCACTTAGATGGTAGATGGCAAATTGTTCACTGGGGAGAAATGATAAATGTGGGTACTGATTCTACTGGCAGTTCACACGAACAATCCAAATGATGTGCCAGGAAAAGTAGAAATAAAATTTAGTAATGAACAACAATGTTTACAAGCACTGGAAAATATGACATACTGGTTAAAGTTTCAATCGTTTAAAGTGACAGGACAATGCAAAAAATCTTAATTATTACAGACGCATGGGAACCACAAGTAAATGGTGTTGTTAGGACATATCAAAACACTATTCATGAACTTGAGAAGAATGGTAAGGTTGTTGATGTTATACATCCTTATTGCGTTGGTTTTAAAAGAGTTAAATTTCCAGCATATCCTGAAATAGAACTTGTGATAAATCCATGGAAAATGAAACAGAAAATCTGGGTATCTTTATATGAAGGATGGAAAATACACATAGCAACTGAAGGACCACTTGGAATTTATGCTCGTATGTTACTTCGTAAGAAAGAATTCACAACTTGCTATCATACACAATTTCCAGAGTTTATTCAAAAGAGAACAAAGATTCCTGCTTCTGTGTTCTATCCTTTCTATCGTTGGTTTCATAACAATGCTAGATCAACAATGGTTCCCACACAAACTATGTGTGACATGTTAATCAGCAAAGGATTTACTAAAGTTGATGTATGGTCTCGTGGTGTAGATACAAAAGTTTTTAATCCGAGTCGTAGAAATAAACCATCGCATTATATTGTTTGTGTAAGTAGAGTTTCTAAAGAAAAAGGTTTAGACGATTTTTGTAAATTAAAAGGTAAAAAGGTTTTGGTTGGTGATGGACCATACCTAAATGAATTAAGAAAAAAATTTCCAGAAGTAGATTTTGTTGGAACTAAAGTTGGTGTTGAATTAGCTGAACTTGTAGCAAATGCAGATGTGTTTGTATTTCCAAGCCAAACTGATACCTTTGGTATAGTTATATTAGAAGCAATAGCGTGCGGTACTCCAGTTGCAAGTTATGAGCAACCTGGACCGATAGAGGTAATTAATCTTATGTATAATGGAATGTATAGTGGTAACTTAGCACATAATGTCGAAGCATGTAAATTAATAAACAGAGTAGAAGTATTCGAGTCATCAAAAAAATGGTCTTGGAAACAATCAACAAAACAGTTTTTAGAAATAATCGGAGAGTAGGAATGGCGCATAAAAGAGAAAAATTAAAATTAACAGACGATAGAAACTCGTTTAAACCATTTAATTACCCATGGGCATATGATGCTTGGTTGAAGCATGAACAAGCGCACTGGTTACATACAGAAGTTCCTATGATGGAAGATGTAAAAGACTGGAAGAAAAAACTTACAAATGAAGAGAAACATTTCTTAACAAATATTTTTAGATTCTTTGTTCAAGGAGATGTTGATGTTGCTGGTGGGTATGTTAATAATTATTTACCATACTTTAAACAACCAGAAGTTCGTATGATGTTGCTTGGCTTTTCTGCTAGAGAAGCGTTACATGTTGCTGCGTATAGTCACTTGATTGAGACAGTTGGTATGCCAGAATCAACTTATAATGAGTTTCTCGAGTATGCGCAGATGAGGGACAAACATGACTACTTTATGGCATTATCTAAAGCCAATGGCACTGCCGAATCAGTAGCAACAAATATTGCAGCATTCTCTGCTTTTACTGAGGGCATGCAATTATTCTCATCATTCATTATGTTGCTCAATTTTCCTCGTCATGGTATGATGAAGGGAATGGGTCAGATTGTCACATGGTCAATCGTCGACGAGACAATGCATGCTGAGTCTATGATTAAGTTGTTTAGAACTTATGTAGAAGAGAATCGTGAGTTATGGAATGATGAATTGAAGAGTAAGATATATACTATTGCTGAAAAAATGGTTGAACTCGAAGATAAGTTTATTGATCTTGCTTTTAGTTTGGGTGATATGCGAGATTTGACATCAGATGATGTGAAGAAATACATTCGCTACATCGCAGATCGTCGTTTAATTTCGTTAGGTCTTAAGGGTATTTTTAAAGTTAAGAAAAATCCTCTTCCTTGGGTTGAAGAAATGATTAACGCACCAACTCATACTAACTTTTTTGAGAATCGTGCTACTGACTATGCGAAAGGCGCATTAACAGGCGACTGGCAAGATGTTTGGGCTAAAGCTGCATAATGGCGCACATAATAGCAAATCTTCCACCTATTAAATGTTTTGTCCGTAAACAGTTTCTATACGATTTTGCGAAAGGGCACGATGAATTAGAACCATGTTGGTGGATAAGTATTAAGTCATTAAGAGGACAAGCATTTAGAATAGAAGCATATCTAAATAACTATGGCGCTTTATATGATAAACTGCCATTACACGCATTTTGCTGGAAGCCGATTGAAGGAGTACCATTACCATTAGACTACTTACAACTTTGGGATTGTTTGTCATATGATATAACTGTGTTAAAAAAAGCACAGCTGCAATCATTAAAATGCAAATTTAAACTTAAAGACGGAAATTGGATGTATGGTACCTATCTATTCACTGTTGACTCTGCTCACCCTGATTTTAATATTCTTGACACTGGATTTACTGAAGATCCCGAAGATCATAAATCTTATAATTTTATTATGTGTGATAATGGGCAGTTCGCTGCTCAGCCAAACAATCGTCTTATTATCCTCGAGCCTTCGTCTAATCCTCGGGAACTAAAGATGCCAGATTTTAAAGTAGCAACAAAACGCTGGTCTGTAGAAACAGATTCTAAGTGGTCATTGGGAGATACCAATACCGTAATGTACGAAAGGCAAGATGATTGAATTAGTTTATCTGTTGGTAATGACACACATTACCATTGTTTGTGTTACTTTGTTTTTACATAGAGGGCAAACACATAGAGGGTTAGAGTTTCATCCAGTTCTTTCGCATTTTATGAGATTCTGGTTGTGGTTAACAACTGGTATGATAACAAAAGAATGGGTTGCGATACATCGTAAACATCATCAGAACTCCGATAAAGAAGGCGATCCCCATAGTCCTCACAACGAAGGTATCTGGTTTGTTTTGTTCGCTGGAGTTTCTTGCTATGTTCAATCCGCAAGAGATAAAGAAATGATTCAGAAGTATGGTGTCGGTACTCCAGATGATTGGGTAGAAAAAAATATCTATTCTAAATTTCCATACGCTGGAATAGTGCTCATGCTAGCAATTAGTTTAATGTTGTTAGGATGGTGGGGAATTTGGTTCTGGGCAATTCAAATGGTATGGATTCCATTCTGGGCAGCAGGTGTTGTGAATGGCGTTGGGCATTATTATGGATACAGAAATTATAACAGTAAGGATAAATCAACTAATATAGTTCCATGGGGAATTATTATTGGTGGTGAGGAATTACATAACAACCACCATGGAGATCCAGCAAATCCAAAACTAAGTAGAAAGCCATTAGAGTTTGATATGGGTTGGATGTGGTTTAAGGTTTTTAATAAACTAGGATTAGCGAAGGTAAGAGATGTCAGTTAAATTTTTTGATTGTGAATCATGCGGAGCGCATGGAAAAATTTCATTTAAGGAAGGCGAACTTCAATCTTCTGATGTAGCATATTGCCCATTCTGCGGTGGTGATATATATGAAGAGGAAGACTTTGAGGAGGATGAAGATGCCTGAAAACACAACAGATTTACAAGGCGACGACTGGTTCAGTAAACTTAAAAATCCACAAGGTCAAGCATTAGACACTTCTCAAGCAGAAGGATTGACCAATAAGAAACCAGAAAATGTGGATATACAACAACCAACCCCTGAATGACCCTGAGAATTGGTATGGGTTTATTTATGAAATCACCAACAACCTAACAGGTAAAAAATACATTGGTCGTAAATACTTCAGTCAAGCAAAAACTAGACAAGTAAAAGGTAAGAAAAAACGAACAAGAGTTGAGAGCGATTGGCGTGATTACTGGGGTTCCAACAAAGAACTACTTGCTGATATTGATAAATATGGTAAGGAAAACTTTACACGAAAAATTTTGAAACTATGTGAAACAAGAGGAAACACGAATTACTGGGAAGCAAAATATCAATTTGACAATAATGTTCTTCTAGAGGATAATTATTATAATGATTGGATTATGATAAAAACGCACAGGAAACATATTAAAAAATGATGTACCTATTATTCGGTTGTGGATTCTTTTTATCCGCAATAGCAGCTTACTATGCTGTGATGGGGTTAATTGCTATTTTCTCCACTGCAGTAATTCCCATCGCAATTATGGGATCTGCTCTAGAAGCAAGTAAACTTGTAGCAGCTTCTTGGTTGTATAGAAACTGGAACACAGCCCCAAAACTACTTAAAACATATTTCACAACTGCTGTTGTTGTGTTAATGATACTCACATCGATGGGTATCTTTGGCTATTTGTCGAAAGCGCATTTAGACCAAGCAGTGCCAACAGGCGATATCGTATCTAAATTATCCCTCATAGATGAAAAAATTAAAACCCAAAAGGAGAATATAGATGCAGCACGTAAAGCACTTACTCAGTTGGATCGTCAAGTCGATCAAACTCTTGATAGATCGAGTGATGAAAAAGGAGCAGCCAACGCAGTCGCCATCAGACAGCGACAAGCAAAGGAGCGAACCAGTCTCATCAACGAAGTCAGTAAAGCGCAGCAAGAAATAGCAAAATTAAATGAAGAAAGATCACCCATTGCTTCTGAGGTAAGAAAAGTAGAAGCAGAGGTTGGTCCGATAAAATATGTTGCAGCATTAATATATGGCGATACGATGGACGATTCTTTACTTGAGTCTTCTGTTCGTATCGTCATTCTTATGATTGTTTTCGTATTTGATCCGCTTGCAGTTTTATTATTGATTGCAGCAAACAGAGAATCTTTACTACAAAAAACCAAATCTGATGACGATGATGATAAAGAAGTCAATGATTGGTTTAATCGAGGAAAAGAGCGTGCTCGTTTGCTAGATGAAGAAGTTGATGCGCAAAAATCTGAGAGTAGATGGAATAAAATTATTTCTTCGATTCGAGGAGAATTGAAACCAGGAGATTTAAATTATGATCCATATACTGGAATTACTGCAGTCTATCAGCCAACAGAACCAACAAAACAAGAATGGGATCCTACGATTTTGCAAGGACCACCAGCCGAAGAACCACCAAAAGAATTCTTGAAAATTGTAAAAGATTTCTTCAAACCCAAGAACGAAGACTTTGATCCGAAGAATCCTTGGAACGAACAAAATAGCAAAAACGAACAAACAAAAAGAGCTGGAACAGTAAAATTCAACTCCAGAAGAGCTCCAGATAACGATACTTGACAAAAAATAACAATTAGGGTATAATTACTATACCTTAACTTGAAAAGGATCTAAATTATGAAACGAAGTATTATTGTTATGTCAGTTTGTGCGTTGTTCGTTACTGGTTGTTCGTCAACTAAAACAGTCACACAACTCCCACCCGAAGCGCCTGCTCCAGTTGCCAAACTCGAAAAGAGGGAAGCACAATTTCTAAAATCGAACGGACTCATTAAAGTTGAGTTTGACGAACAAGGAAATTTCTATGGTCTTACTGCAACAGGAACTGCTTATATCCAAACAAACCATACAGCCTCACGTGAAGATGCATATAATATAGCATTGATGCGTGCCAAGCGAAATGTTTCGGAATTCTTGTCTAATGATGTTAGTTCAAACAAATTTTCAAGAACAATTACCAAAACACTTCTAAAGAATGATTCGAATGAATCATTAAAGTCTAATAAGACTGAAGGTAATGATAAGACATCAAATCTTGAGGATCTAGATTTAGATGGTGGTGGTGGCAATTCAGAAACTATGACAGCCGAAGATCGTAATCGTGGTCAGCGTGTTGCGACTTATGTTAAAGAACAAATGACTGACAACTCTGCTGCTCTTTTGCGTGGTCTTGTTATTACAGCTCGAAACGTAGAGAAAGATAGCAACCTAGTATCAGTAGAAGTTCGTGTTTCTAAACATTCTATTGCTGCTTCGCATCAACTAAAGGCAATGATTGAGGGTCTTCGATAATGAAATCTTTGATATTAGCAACCTGCTTTTTCACGCAGGTTGCTTTTGCTGCTGTAACTGTTGAAGCGACAGGTAAAGGCGATACCCAAGAAGAAGCATTACGCAGAGCAAAAATTGAAGCAGTAGAGAAAGTGACAGGTTCTTTTAATCTTGGTCATAGAAAAACTGATGGCAAAAAATATTCTGAAGAAATAGATGATTATGTCTCAGGAATTATACTCGAGTCAGAAGTTTTGCGTTCTCAACGAAGTCAGCAGCATTGG